CTCAAGTTATATGGAATTGCCTCCCTCTGCTCTTTGCTCCACTTAATAGAGTAGAAATGTAAGTTAGCATCACGCATAAATCGGTTCACATCAATCATCTCCGACATGGTCCTGCGATATGCTAGCACGTATGAGAATATAATCATCTCAGGTGTCAAGGATACATCCTTGCGGTGGTACGGACGGAACCTTTCTGGATAGGCAATTAAACTGACAACTTCTCCCATGTGTCTCCAGGGGCCGGAGTGGCTCCAGTATCTCGACAGATACTCAGGGTCGTCTTTCGACGTTCCGAAGTTCGACTTGTCTGTATTAACCACAATTCCGAAGTTGTGTGCAATATATTGGCCTATGAGCGATTTTGATGCGTCGTCCACCTGTGTGGAAAGATAGATCAGATTATCATCGCCCATAATATTGTACTGTCCTTCGTAACCGAAAGCATCCAACCAAGTCTCAGTGATAATCTCGTTACAGATACCATTAATAATGGCTGTCAACCTGCTTCCAGACGGGTTACCGTGTCCCACGTGTAGCACTCCATCAGCAGTAATGATGTTCTTGTTGATGAAATCTTCTTCGATAACCTTCAAAAGCTCGGCGTCATACTCGGTGAACATGCCTCTGATTACATCGAATGCTGAACGAATTAACCAGCTTGGGATAGTACTATCATACTTAGAATAATCAAGACTTAAGAATCCCTTGCCTTGGTTGCGTTCATAAGAAACCCAACGGGTAATCCACATGTCATCCTTTCCAATTGCGGAGTATGGATAAGTCTTTAGCCATTCATTGATTTCCGCGCCGAAACGGCTTTCTGCAATGACTGTATAGACATCCACCATAAATACCGCCCTCTTCTTGGACTTCCAAGTGTTAGTTCGAGCACCGTTCTCATCATAAGCACCAGAACCTTGAGTACGCGTACCGCAGATTACGGGTACCCCGAAAGTACCTTCCTCTTTCGCTTTTGTCTCTCGTTCAATTTGAGCATTGAACACGCCACTTAACACGTCAACTTTCTTTCGACGGCCAGAAACGATGTATTCCCAACCGGTTGCAGTAGACCAATCCGTGACTGAATTGTAAATATCCTCATCGCAGGTATACTTACGCATCTTTAATTGGGCTTTAGCGTAGCGAGCGCCCACCCTTGCAACTGCTCTTCTAAAATGACGATTCCATCGAAAGCTTGGTTTCTCCGGTGCGGCAAAACCGCTGAACTGTTTCTGCATATCGGCATACTTGCCCATGCTTCTACAGAACAAAGCGCCCTCGTCATTCGTGAGGTTTTCGAGGTACTTTAATTCCTCCTGAATTCTTGCAGGATTCCAGGCATACTTTAAAAGTACTTCAAGAGCTTGGTCATCATAAATTCGCTGGGTGCTGTCGGAAGCAAGTCGCTTCTTATAATCACTCAAGCGTTTTGTTGACCCTGAATCTAGGCTACTTTGAAGGTTTGATTCAC